CATTACTTGATAGTAAAAAAAAATTAAATGTTGTAGCTAATAATGTTCTAGAAGAAGGTGGGTCTTTTCAAGAAGCTAATGAAATAAGTAATTTATCTGGCTGGGCACTATATAGTTTTGTACAGCAAAAATCAAAAATTGCAGCTGACAATTATGAAGACTGGCTGAAAGGTGAGATGCAGAATAATGAAGATCTTGAACTTGAAGTAAATGGAATTAGATTTACACCTAAAACAGCTGAAACATTAGATCAAAGAAATATTGCGTTAAAAGCATTAAGAAGACAATACCTTGTTGATCAAAACCTTACTGATGTAAACAGAGCATTATTAGATGATAACGAAGTTGGATTTTACGATAAAGTTCAGAGTGCTCATAACACAATAATGAAGGGTTATGAAAAAGATGATGCTATTGATAAAGGTTTTAAAATAAGAACAGATGCTGTTAACGATTTTGCTGTAAATAAAGATTTTGAAGCTTTATTAGGAACAATAAAGAGAACTGTAAAAGCAGATGGCACTGTACATAACAGAAAAGAAGCCTTAGATGAAACATTTAAAATTTTAGAAAGTTTAGCTAAAACAGGTCAATTATCTATAGAGGATTTAGAAGCAATACAGAATCAAGAGATTGAAATAGATGGTAAACCATACAAAGTAGGTAGATGGAAAACAAGATGGCTAGATCTAGCTGACGAATTACAAAAAGCAGCAAATGATAAAGCTAAAGCAGATTTACAAGAATTAGAGGCAGTCGAAAAAGCTATTGAAGTTGAATGGCGTAATAAGGTAAAAGAAGGTCCTATAGATGATGATACAAAAGCTGAATATATAGGTAGATGGACAAAGGAAACAGGAAACGAAAATCCACCAGAATGGATGAATGATTTCTTAACTGCTGAAGATAATAATGATGTTGCTTTATTGGAAGAACATCTTGGGGATGATGCAAGAGGTTATTTACTTGAGTCTGATTTATATGGAATGTCTCAAGCTGTAAAAGAACAATACAAAGATAAAGTCAAATCAGATCAAGATGTATTAAAAGATAATGCATTTAAGAATGCAGCAGACCGTGCAATGAAAACACGTATTAGACGTATTTTAGATATGTCTGCTGAAAAACTCGATGGTCCTGAATTTGATGTAGCATTTACAAATGCAGAGGCTGATTATGAAAGGTTATATCGTGAAAATTTAAGATATACAAATGAGGAAGAAGCTCATAAAGCTGCTATAGATGAAGTTAAAGATAACTTAGATGCTAATAAAGATGGGGTGTTTGATACATTTGATGATCTTCAAGGTTATTTTGTAGTACTAGAAAAATTTACTATTACAAAGAAAAAACAAAAAATAGAGAAAATAACAAAACTATTAGAAACAGAATCAAGTAAATGGGAACGTGATACTTTAAAAGCTATTGATTGGTTTAAAAATAATAAGTTACCAGATACAGAAGAGGATATAAAAGAGGCTAGAGAATATAGAGAAAGAGGATCTAAAAAAATACCAGAAGTTTATAAAGTAATTGCTCGTAAATTACCCAACATAACAGCATGGGATATTATGGATGCACAACTAAAACTAGATCAAAAGACAAAAGGACAAGTACAAGAAGGTGCTGGTCAAAAAAATCTTGAAGAAAAAGTATTAGAAGATGAAACTCTTAGTGAAGTAAATAAAAAACTTACATATAAATCAAATCCATACAGTATAAAACAAGCATCAATTGACGTTTTAGATATAAGGAAATATCTTGATTCTACGGATGATGAGATAAAAGTCTTCAACTCACTGTTTAATACTGATACAAATTTAATGATGCCAGGATTAAAATTACCAGGTGTATAAATGAAACAAAAAATAGACTACGGAGGCATCTTACGAGATGAAGTAGAGTTTATGGAAGAAGATCTTCAGGATGAATTAAACATAAAACCTGAAGTAAAAAAAAAAGAAGAAGTAATAGAAGAAGGTCCTATTTTTGGTGCTGGTGACAAAGATTTACGTAATCATCCACTTTTTGAAGAACTACACTTAGACATTCCTTTTCAAGAAGGTGAAGGTAAATTTGGATATACAGAAAAATATCCAGAAATATATACAGGAAAAACAAATCAAGAAAATGCACAAATCTTTTATAAAAGAAAACATGCATTTAAAGGTGACGTACCAATGGAGATACGTAATAGAATCTATAAAGCTGGTATTGATCTTACTTCCTCCATACTTACAGCTGGAGAGCGATTTGTTGATATGACACCATTTATTGGTCAAATGAAAAGAGGACCTGATGGTGGAATAATAAACCGTTATACAGGTGAAAAATACGAATTAGATTGGGATCCATTAGGCAATATCAAAGATCCTTGGACAAACTCTTGGTGGGGAACACTTGTTCAGGGTGTCACTAAATATGGTTTAGGTGCACGTCTTGCAAGAGGAGTTGGTATAAAAGGTCTTGCAGCACAGGAGGCTGCTGTAGCTGCTATATCTGAGTATTCTCAGGGTGATAACATAACTGGTCAAATAGCACAAAGAATGCCTTGGACTAAATATATATTTGGTTCTATTGCTTCTAACGATAAAGATTCTCCTCTAGCTCTTACATTAAAAAATGTATTAGAAGAGTTATCTTTAGGACGTGTTTTTGATCATTTATTAGGGGTACATAATCCTACAACTGGAGCAATAATTGCTCAATCTCGTAGAGCTAATGTTGACGATCAAATACTTAAAAAAGGTGCAGCTGAATTAGCTGAAGAGTTGGAATATGATAAAACAGTAAGAATACAAAAAGCGTTACCAACATCAGCTATAACAAAACAAGGAGATGTTATTGATGTAGATGTAATACCTGATCCACAACAAATAACAGGTGCTACAGATAATTTAATAGATGGATCTACAAAACCAAAACCAACTGTTGAACAAACAAAATCAGGATTTAGAGGTCATAAAAATAAACCACTTGCACAACCAGGACAAGGCTCACCTACATCTAATTACGAACAAGGTGATTTTTTTGGTATCTATAGACAATTAAATAGAATAGATGATTCTTATGGAGCTGAGAAAAACATAGGATCAACTGACTCTGTTATGTCTCCGTTGCAAGCAGAAAAAGCATCGAGAGATTCTGGTTATTCAGTTAAATTCTTACAGAAAAAAGCAAAAGAATTACTAGGTGAAAAAGGATTTAAAGATATGATGAAGGACTTTAGATCTAGACGTGTAGGTTTTACAGAAGGTTTTGGACCAGCATATAGACGTGTCCAAGAAATCATGGGACGTAACACAAGTGCTCAAACTGTAGAAGATTTTTGGGAACCTATTATAAGAGAAAAACCTGGTTCTACTGGAAGTGGACCTTGGATGGAAAATCAAGATTATTGGTCTGTACAGAATGTTTTAGTTGCTGATATGATCAACGGTGCTTTATTTAAAGAATTAAGAAATCTAGGAATTGCTGGTAAAGAATTAATAAATGATGTTGATGTTTTTGCTAGAGATGGATTAATGCAATCTATTGAAGATAAATTAATAGTTGGTTTATCTAATGCAAAAAGAACTAGATATTTTATGGGTTCTACATTTGCAGATTTAAAAAGAATAGGAACTACAGCATCAGCAAAAACTGCAAAAGACACAATTAAAAATTTACATGATGAAACTGTAAATAGTGTACGTCTTATGATGGATGTCATTAAAAAGACTGAATCAGATGAATTAGCTGAAGCAATATTAGAAGTTTTCCAATTTTCAAGTAAAATTCATAATTTTCAAGATTTTGATGCTTGGATGAGAGCAAAGTTAATGGGTGGTGAGTTTGACGGTAAACAAAACGTAGGTGCTGTAATAAGAGAACTTCAAAGTTTATCAGTCAATAGTATTCTTAGTGGTTTTAAAACTCCTCTTAGAGCAATTATTGGTACAACAGGTAACGCATATGCTAATTCTATTAACCAACTTATTGGAGCAAGTATTAGAGCAGGGTTGACTGGTGATTCTAGGTTAATGAGAACATCTCTTGCACATACTCAAGGCATGTTTAATTTAATACCAGATGCATTAAAAGTTTTTAAAAGAAACTTAGATGTCAATTTTTCAAAAGATGTTGCAACTATTAAAAGTAGATATACAGAATTTGAAAAAACAGCAAGTAAACAGTGGGAAATGTATGGCAAGTTTGTAGATGAAAGGCTTGCAAAAAATCCAAATCAAATAAGAGCACAAGCTGATGTAGCTGCATATAATATTGCCAATGTAGCTCGTACATTAAATAACAATAGATTGTTTAGTTGGTCTCCTAGAGTGTTATCAGCTGTTGATGATACTTTTAGACATTTAATGGCTAGAGCTAAATCTAAAGAACGTGCATTTAAAGATGTATATGATGCTGTAAATCAAAATACTTTTGCAGAAATAACACCTGAGTTATTAAGAAATGCAGAAGACTTGCACTTTAGTCGATATTTTGATGAATTTGGAGATTTTAGTATTGATAAAGATAGAGCTTTACAGTATCAATTTAAGGAAGCTACATTAACCTCAGATCTCGATGCTTTCGGTAAAGATTTAGAAAATTTATTTAATGCAGCTCCTTTAGTAAAACCTTTTTATCTATTTGCAAGAACAGGTATTAATGGTTTAAAAATGAATGTCAAAAATATGCCATTATTTTCAATACTCTTACGAGAAACGCGACAAATTGCTCTTGGTACTGCTGCAAAATTACAAGCAAATCCTGCAAAATATGCAAAATTTGGCATAGAAAGTATTGATGATTTAAAGCAAGCACAAAATCTTTTAATTGGTAGGCAAGCAATGGGTACAGCAGTTGTGTATATTGCTGCACAAAAATATCTTGCTGGGCAATTAACAGGTAATGGACCACAAGATAGGTCACAAAGAGCTATGTGGACTGACACAGGCTGGCAGAGAAAAACAATAACTGTTGGTGGAGTACGAGTTGGTTATCAAACATTAGAACCATACGATTTAATTTTTTCTATAGTTGCTGATATTGGTGACAATATGAAGTTAATGGGTCCAGAGTGGGGCACACAAAAACTACAGTTGTTAGCATATGGTATATCTACAGGTTTTATAGAAAAATCCTATTTACAAGGTATTACTGATTTAGCAGATTGGGCTAGTGGTGAACCTGGTGCTGGTGCTGGAAGAATTGCTGGTAATATTTTTAACAGTTATGCATTCTTTCCTATAGGTAGTGGTTTAAGAAATGATATAGGTAAATTACTTAATCCATACATGAGAGAATTAAATAAAAATATATGGGATTCTATAAGAAATAGAAACCTAGCAATGGAAGCTTTTGGAGTTAAAGGTGTAACAGGTAAACTTCCAATAAAATATGACATGTTGACTGGAAGACCACTTAGAGATTGGAACTTTTTCGAAAGTATTTTTAATGCAGTTAGTCCTATTTCTTTAAGTTTGCAACCAAGTCCTGGTCGTACATTACTTCACAAAAGTGGATATGATTTAAGACTTTCTGTTTTATCAGCTCCAAATGGGAAAATACCTGTTTCTCTGGCAAAAAGTAATGTTGCAAGATCACTATTCCAAAAAGCTATAGGAGATTATAGAAATAAAAAAGGTCAAAATTTAGAAGAAATATTTAATGAAATGGCTAAAAATCCAAGTGTTTTAGCTTCTATGGCAATTATGAATAAACGCTTGGCAAGCTTTGATGATGATGTTGATCCATTAGCCTATACACACAATAAATTAATTAAAAAACAATTAGATAAAGCAAGAGGAAAAGCTTGGGCATCAATTAGAAAACATCCAGAAATACAAAGACTTATACAGGAAGCCAAGCAACGAGAAATGGATAAAAACGCAAAAACTAAAGAAACAAGCATAAGAAATACAAGTAGAGAAGCACAAAAATTACTGAATAGAAAAAACAAATAATCCGCCCTTTTTTAATAACAAACAGGGAAAATGCCAAGTACATACACTGATAATGGTGGAGGTGCAGCTAATGGATCTAAAAAGATTTTTACCTACACCTTTCCCATTCTAAAAACTGAAGACGTAAAAGTTTCTCTAAATGGAGTAACACAAGCAACAACTAAATACACAGTAGATACGACTACTAATCCCACACAAATAGAATTTAATAATACCAGTATTGATAGTACCTTACAGGAAAGTACTGGAGCACCTAAATCTGGTGTAGACGTAAGAATATATAGACAAACAACAGTAGGTAAAATTAGTGGAGACGATGATCCTAGAGTAGTATTTTCTCAAGGATCAGTTATCCGTTCTAGTGATTTGAATGCAAATACTGAACAAGCACTATATGCAATTCATGAATTACAAGACCAACCAATAGAAGCTCCAGAATTACAAGATGGTTCAGTAACATCATCTAAAATTGTGGATGGAGCAATAGTTAATGCTGACGTTAATGCAGCAGCAGCTATAGAAGGATCAAAATTACAAGCAGCTTCTTCATCTAATGCTGGAAGTATGTCTGCTAGTGATAAGTCTAAATTAGACACTATTGAGTTTAATGCTAAAAATGATCAGACAGGTGCAGAAATAAAAGCACTATATGAAGGAGAAAGCAATACTAACGCATATACAGATGCTGAAAAAACTAAGTTACAGAATATTGAACCAAATTCCACTGCGGATCAAACTGGAGCAGAAATAAAAACAGCATATGAAGGTGAAGCAAATACAAATGCTTTTACAGATACAGAACAAAGTAAATTAGCTGGCATCGCATCTGGAGCTGAAGTTAATGTTAATGCTGACTGGAACTCTAATTCCGGAAATTCTGAAATATTAAACAAACCTAGTTTAGTCACTGGCATTAACGATTTATCAGACGTAGATACAACAGGTGTAGCTGATAATAAAATTTTAAAATATCAAGCATCTAGTTCTAAATTTGTTATTGCCGATGATACAGGTGGAGGTGGAGGATCTAGTACATTTACTGGACTATCTGATTCACCAACAAACTACACAGGAGCAGCGGGCAAAACAGTTAAAGTTAATTCAACTGCGGATGGTGTCGAGTTTGTTGATGTCAATACAGATTTAGATCAAGATAGTTCACCTCAACTTGCAGCAAATTTAGATGTACAGACACATAAGATAACTACAAGTACTACTAATGGTGATATTGTTTTAGATCCTAATGGTACAGGAGTAGTTCAAATTAATGGTGATGGTACACCTACAGGTGATGGTGGAACATTAGAACTTAGATGTTCTAACGGTAATCACGGGGTAAAAATAAAGTCACCACCACATTCTAGTGGTGCTAGCTATACATTAACCCTTCCAGATGATGACGGAAATGCTAACCAAGTTTTAAAAACTGATGGAACAGGTGGTCTTAGTTGGGTAGATCAAACTACTTATACTGCTGGATCAGGTTTAACCCTTACTGGAACTTCATTTTCTGTCAATACTCTTAACCAAAACACTACAGGATCAGCAGCAACACTTACCACGCCAAGAAATATAGCTGGTGTTGCTTTTGACGGTTCAGCAGATATTACTTTAAACAACAGTAATATTACTAATGGTGCTGGTTATATTGATGGATCTACTTTGAATGCAGCAAACTTAACAGGAGCTTTACCAGCTATTGATGGTTCTGCCTTGTACGGTGTAGGAGGCGGTTTAGTAGGAGGCAGTAACGAAGAATTATTTGTTGAAGCAGAGAATCAAATGGATAATGATTTTACAACTACAGCGAGTAAAAACTATTTATCTGCATCTCCATTAACAATCGTAAGTGGAGTTACTTTAACTGTAGTTGCCGGTTCAACTATGACCTATGTATAACAATTTAGAATTATGTCAAAAATAAAAGTAGATACTATACAATCTACACAACACGCTTCCTCAACAATAAGTCTTACTAGTACTGGTGCAACTGTAAATGGTGATTGTACAGCTACAAATTTCACAGGATCTGGTGCAAACTTAACATCCTTACCATCATCTAATTTAACAGGGGCTTTACCAGCTATTGATGGTTCAGCTTTAACTTCTTTAACATCAGCAAACTTAACTGGTGCTATACCAGCCAACCTTTTGAGTAATGCTGGTGGTGGTGGAGGTCTTGAATTTGTTAAAAAAGAAACTGTTAGTGGTGGTCAAATTGTAAGTATAACTGAAAGTGGACTTGATTACGACACTGTTTATAGAGTCGTTATTTCTCATTTGGAATTTAACTGGACATCGTTGCCCTATGTTTATCCACTCTTGGATAACAAAACAACGGAAGAAAGTACTTCTATCAATACTTGGGAATATGCAAAACAAGTCCATCTAAATTACAGTGGTACAACCCAATACTCTGGTATAAATCATTGGAAGTTTGATGCGGGATCTGGTTATACAGATATGTATTATGGAGGTTATTTTGATATTGCTACAACTTTTCGCCCTTGGTGTATTGGAGCTTTAAGATGTAAAACAGAATATGGTTTTTGCCAATTGTATGGTTCAAAAGGCTTTCAGTTAAATACCAACAATGACCCTAATCAAACTGAGATACAAGCAAAATGTAACGGTTTTATTCTTAAGGATTCTGGTGGTTGGCAAATACAAAATGGTTCAACATACATGCTTTATAAGTGGAAACAAAGCTAATGAACAAACTAGTAAATGGGGTAGTAGTTCCCTTAACTACTGAAGAAATTGCAGAGATAGAAGCTGCCCAAGCTGCTGCACCGTCAGAAACAGAATTAAAATGGCAACGAGTAAGGAATAAAAGAAATCGTTTATTGTCAGAAACAGATTGGGTCGCTACAAAAGCATCTGAAACAGGAGTTGCTGTAAGTGATGATTGGAAAACCTATCGTCAAGAATTAAGAGATTTACCCGCCACACAAACTGATGTAGATAATATCACTTATCCAACAAAACCTAATTAAATAAAATGTCAAAAATAAGAGTGCAGGAGATTGAGCATACAGCAAGCACAAACACTAACCCTGCAATAGCACTTAATGCTAATAATAATGTTACTTTCGATGCTGGAGTAACAGCTACATCCTTTACAGGGGATGGAGCAAACTTAACAAATGTACCAGCACCAAGTACCTTTAATGCTGCAAATTTAACAGGGTCTTTACCAGCTATTGACGGTTCAGCTTTAACTTCTTTATCATCAGCAAATTTAACAGGGTCTTTACCAGCTATTGACGGTTCAGCTTTAACTGGCATTGGTGGTGGTGGTGGTGCTTTAGAATTTGTAAGCAAAACACCTATCACAGTTAGCGATACCACTACACAAATTAACTTTACAGGTTTAGATCATGGCTTTGTTTATAAAGTTATTTGTAAGATAGGTCTTATGAGTGGCACAGGTAATCCGTTAATATATTTTTACTATGATGATGGTAGTAATAATGTTAGTAATCTAGGTATTATTGATTATGTTGGTGCTGACCCTGGAAGCCAACAAAGATGGTCTGATGCACAAAGCTATGTCCAAGTATATACATACGGTTATGAAGCAAATAATTGGGAGTATGAAATGGATTTTCATACAGGTTATTATGGTTGGTTTAGAGGTACAGGACATCCTAATGGTGGTAACAGTTACGCTGCTGGACATGGAACTTTTTGGGGTCACTTAGATCCAAATAATTACGCTACTAAACGAATCGCAGGAATTAGTTTAAGACACTCTAATTCAAGAACATTTCAATCTGGTAGCGAGGTTCTTCTTTACAAATTCAAAGAAAGCTAATGAACAAACTTGAAAATGGTATTGCAATACCACTAACTGATGCAGAAATTGCAGAATTTAACGCAAACAAACCAACAGATGCAGAACTTACTGCACAAAAATGGGTCGGGATACGAATACAAAGAAATACAAAATTGGCTGCAACAGATTGGAGAGCTGGTAGTGATAGAACACTTACAGATGATTGGAGGGATTACCGAGAAGCACTCCGTCAAATTCCTCAAACACAAACTGATCCAAATAATATTACTTGGCCTACAGAACCTAGCTAATGCCTTATTGGAAAAAAGAACTTAATCAAATTCCAGTTATAAATATTCCACCTATTGAAGAAATAGAGACAATATCTATACCTCTTCCAACAGCAGAAGTACCTTTTTACACTCCGTTAGTTATACCTCCTAGTGATTTACGATCAACAGAGCAAATTAAAATAACAACAGATACGTCTATTGATAATTATGAAATAGATGCTGAAGCAACAGAAGGTACTTCTACTAAACCAAGTAATCAGCCAGGAATGAGAACAGTAAATTTGTTTTCTACAAATGTTGAGATACCACTGCCTGAGAATGAAATATTAATTACAGCAACTACTACAGCTGTAGTTTCAGTTGGAGCTGCATTAACTGCTACGGCTGTATTTAATTGGGTTGTAAAAATAATGAAACCAGTTATCAAAACAACTTGGAAGAAGATACGTGGAAAAAAACGAACTGAAACCTGATATAGAAAAGAAAGGTTTACTAAAAAAATTAAAAGAGAATGTAGATGACCATGATGAACAAATGGCAATACTAGGTGCAATGGTGCGTTTAGGAGTTGTGATTTGGAGTGGATTCATTATTACTCTTAATTATGTTGAGCTTCCTATGGTTAAAAAACCTTTAGGAGCATCATCTGATATAACTTTTGTCGCTTCGATTTTTACGGGGGCACTCGCAACTTTCGGGCTGTCGACTGGTAACGGTAAAAAAATCGGAAACGGAAACACAACAACTAAACCAAAAGCATGAAAAAATTAATCTTGCTTTTAGCGTTGTTATCACCCAGCATTGCTAAAGCCAACACAGTAACTCCTCAGTTTACGACTGGAAATATGACCTCAACTACAGTCACCACTCAGACTGTTAAAGAAGTTACAAAAAAAGAAATATACGGAGCTGCCGTAAAAACATGGTCAGGTACTAACGTAACTGCGTCCGCAGATATTGCTGGAGCTGCAACTAAATTTACAATTAAAGATGACACAAAAGCATGGCAGTTGGAAACGACTACTAGAGCTGCTGGTCTTATAGAAAAATGGGATATTACATCAGACTATACAATAAACTCCACTACAAATTCCTTCTCTGTGTTCTCGCAATAGGAAGTCCAGTATTTGCTGACGGAGATACAACCAATAATGCAACCCCCGTAGCGGCTGCGACAGGAAATGTTACGAATAGTGCCGTACAATTTAACAATAATGGAGCACCATCGAGACAGCATTTCAGCACTGGAAACTCGTGCAATGGAAGTACTATGACACTTAGTCCATTTTATATGGGTAATGATGTCGAACCTGAGACTGAAGATGGATATGTAATAAATGAAAACTGGGGAGTACAACTTGCCTTTATGGTTCCCCTAAACAGAGATCTAACTGAACAATGTGAACGCATAGCTGCTTTACATGAACGGAATATGAAACTCTCACAAGAAATGACAAGAGCACTTAAATGTACAGAACTCCATCGCAAAGGATTTACCTTTCGACCTGAGTCTGACTCATACAAATTGTGCTCTGATGTCGTACCAATTCAATTAGTTAAAAAAGAAAATGCTAACACTCCTTAAACCAATAATCCTTACTTTTGTAAAAACAGAAAAATTTAAATTATTTGTAGTTCAACTATTAGAAAAACTAGCAGAACAAACTGAAAATGATTTAGATGATTATGCAATATCCATTGTTAAAAAAGGACTAGGTGTTTAACTTATGCAACAAGATAGACCCAAAGAGGTTTATGTAGAACCATCTTATAAAAAAATTTTAGAAAAATATTCTGAAGAAAAAAATAAACAAAATGAAAAAAGCAACTGAAGATCAGTTTAATGAACTGCATCAGTTGGTCACACAAGAGTTTTTAGACAGAGTTAAGAGTGGTGAAGCTACCACTCAAGATTTAAAAGCAGCCTGTGATTGGCTGAAGACTAATGATATTAGCGGTA